GCGCCCTCTTTAGGTCGAGTTCAGCGTCACCGCCGTCCGGTCGCCCGACGCATCCACGGTCGCCGTAATCCGATCAACCGTATCGTTTGTATCGCGGAAAGTCACGGTTGTCGTAGAGAGGCCGGCAGCCTTCCCATAGAGCGCCGCGGCGGCGAGCCGCAACTGTTGCCGAACCGTCAGATTCGCCTCGACCCCGGCCGCTTGGTCCAGTAGCTCGGTTGCGTTCTGCGCCGCGGTCGGCACGGCGGCCGTGACGCTTGCCTTCATGGCAGCCGTCAGGTCGCCATTCGTTGGCGCATTCGTCAGGTTCGTGACCGTCGTAACAGTCGTAACCGTCCCGACATTCGTAATCGTGCCCGCCGTTATGTTCGTCGGGCTTGCGACTGAACTTGGGAAGGTCACACCCGCAGCGGCCGTCACGGTCTGCCCGGCCAACTCATCGGTGTTCGCGGTGACCCTGTTCGTTACGCTCGTGACCGTCCCAACGTTCGTAATAGTCCCCGCTGTAATGTTCGTCGGACTCGCGACCGAGGAGGGGAAAGTCACCCCGGCTGCCGCGGTCACGGTCTGCCCGTTAAGCTGATCGGTGTTCGCCGTCACCCGGCTCGTGACCGATCCGACCGCGCCGGTCACGCTCCCGACGCTCGTAATCGTACCGGCGGTGATGTTAGTCGGGGTCGCAAGAGTGCTGCTTGCTACGTCGAGGTTGGTAGCGCCGCCTGTCGTCGCACTGATGACCGTGAGCGCGATCCCAACATCGTTGATGCTGGCGTTCGTACCCCGCACCGCGAGTCGCCCGAGGGTCGCGGTATCCGTCGAGTCCAAGACCACGAAATACCAGCCGTTTCCGATCTCGGTCGCGTTCGTCGCGACGTGCATAGCGCCGAACGAGGTCGCGCCATTCTTCGAGATAGTCATGGCAATGGTTAGGCCGGTTGCCTCGGCCCCGGTCGTCGTCAAGAACGCCTTAAACGCGAGTTCGTAACTGGTTGATTGGGCAATGCGCTCGGCCATCTACGTCATCCCCGACCAGCCGCGAGAACGGGTCATCGTCGGCGGGGTGATCGTGATCCCCGAGTTGTTGCCAAGGTTAAATGAGTTCCCCGCTCTAAAGGTGGCCCCGCCTCCAAACACCATATTTCTTATAACCGTGTAACTAATAGTAATAGTACCAGCCGCCGCGTTTATAGTTGCCTGGGAAGCGCTGGAGGCATCTATAAAATTGACACTCCCAGGAGATCCATTACTGTTTAATGCCGTAACAGTTTGCGTTACTAACGCAGTCAAAGATAAATTAAATGGCGCAACCAAAGTCAACGCTGCGAAAGTGTTAGCTCCGCTGATTAGCGCTCCTGTGGCACCGGAGGTATTTGGGCCAAATGAAACGGTGCTATAGGTCAAGCCACCGCCCGCGAATGTTCTAACAGCGTTCCCAACCCCCGTAAAACTTATTGTTGAACCGTTGGCGTTGAAGGTAAGGCCCGTCGTCGTCGCCATGTTCCATGGTGTAGAAGTGCCGGTTGTGCTTATTGTCCATAAGCCATTCCCAAGGTTTATTGTTCTAGTTGCAGTCCCCGAACCATTAAATCCGCCATTGGCGCTTAATGTTACATTATTGTTGTTCACGCTGAAATCCAGCGTTCCGGTAAAGGCGCCGCATGTGATCGACTGGCAGGAGATGTTTCCAATGACAGTGACGGTTCCACCGCCAGAATTGCCGTCAAAGGTTGCTGTGTCGTTGACCCCAGGGCCACTAGCCGGTATTCCAACACCGTTAGTCGCCGTTCCCCAATGTGCTGACGGAGCCGTTGTACCGTCCCAGTTTCCGGTACCTCCCGCCCAAAATCTAGCTGCCATTATTTAAGCAACCGAGAGAGGAGTTGCTACCATCACCGCTATCGCCGTTGTTTGAAGATCAGAGATCGTAGTATTTAAGTCTGCTATCTGTTGTTGGTATTCCGCGATCTTGGCGTCGATCCCTTCCTTCGTAGCAAGCGCTTGTTCCTCAGCGATCTGCGGTGTACGGAATGCCACCCACGTATCGGCGAGTTGCTGCTTTGCCTTCGCTATCGCGTCGGGATCACGCTTCGCCCATTCGTCCTCGGAAAAGCTGAGCGTGTCTTGATAGAGGCCGAGCGTTGTCATCACCCCGAAGCGGAGGTTGACGGTCACGACATCGGGTGGGAGATCGCTCACCCGCGTCTCCGCTTCGCTGGCTTCATACCCTTGGCCGTGGTTTTGCTGCCCCGCTTGAGCCCGATCTTGTTGAGCGTGCCGTAGACCGCGCCCGGATTGCCGGGATATTCGCGCTTCAGCTTGGACTCGACATCGGCGACCGCCGTCTTGCGTCCGCTCTTGGTGCGCTTGGGCATCTTGCGCCTCTCCGTGATCCCGGCAAATGACGAGCTTGTTTGCATGGTTTCGGTATGGGCGCACGGGCATAATAAGTCAATGATCGTGCCAGCCTTCCTCGCCTTCGCCGCCGCCGTTGGCCTCGCCGACCTGGCCGGGCCAGGGCATCAATGGGGCGGCCTTGCGCTGCTGACAGGGTGGTTCCTCAGCGCCCGGCTGCTGCCGATGCGCGCCTGGCGCGGGATCCTGACGGCGGCGCTCGCCCTCTCGGTCGCCATCGCCGTGCTCGCCGTCGTGCAGATGTGGTGGTTGCCTCGGGCACGCGGTCCGTTCTCAAGTCCCAATTTCCTCGGAGCGTATTCCGTGCTAATGCTCTTTCTGGCGATGGGTCGCGGGTGGGCAGTCAATCCGGCCGCTTCAAGCCGTTCGAGTCGGCATGGCCCTTGGGCCAATCTGCATCAGGCTATCAAGAGTGGCGTTCCGGCCCTCGCCAACCTCCTCTCCCTCGCGCTCAGCCAGAGCCGCGGCGCGATCCTCGCCCTCGGCGCAGGGCTGTTTGTCTTATTGGTACGAAAAAGACAAACCGCCGCTGCCTTTTGTATTTTAATTTTGGGATCGATATTTGCATTCGTGCTGATCCGCCCCGGTGTCGACGAAGCACGATGGGAGATCTGGCGGTTAGGCTGGCAGGCGGCGATGCTGCGCCCCGTCACCGGCTGGGGACAGGGCGGCCTCGTCATCGGCGGCCTCGATGTCTTCTACTCGATCCCGCTGGAAATGTTCATCGAGAGCGGCATCCTCGGCGTCGCGGCTGGGACATGGCTGCTCATTGCGGCATGGCGGGGCAGGACGCGACCCTTCCTCACCGCATGGTTCGTGCAGGGCCTGTTCCTGTTCTCGATTCCCGCGACGAACGTGCTGCTCGTCACGGTGCTGGCGTACCTCGCCTCAGAACACCGGAATGTAGCCGACCGTGCCCGCGGGGTTGATGACGACGAGCCAGCGCTGAACGGTCGTGTGCGAGCCGGCGGGGCCGATTGATCCGAGCGAGGTCGCCACATTGCTGTTCACGACGAAGGATTGCCCGCCGACCAGTTGCAGCTCGCCCTGGCTGACGAAGCCGAACCAGTTGAGGAAGCGCGCGTTGAGCGCCGCGGCGAAGTCGGGGAAGCTCCCCGCGGTCGGGCCGGTGATCGGAGCCGCATAAGCCAAGCCCCCCACCGCCATCAACGCCGCGCCGATCGCCAGGTGCCGCCAGTTTTTCATCGTGCCGCCCTCCAAGGTTATGCCGCTATACCACAGCGCGGCCCCGTCTCCAAACCTCTCCGTCAATCAGGAAGTGCGCCTGGCTGGCCCCGTAGGTCAAGGCTGAGAACGCGAGGAGTGCGCCGGCGCTGTAGAGCCCGGTCAAGAGCGCCCACAGCCCGAGCGCATACCCGGCCGCAACCGCGAGCTCGACCCAGCCACGGCGGCCGGAAACCCAGGCGACCATGATGAGATATTGGAACGGATGCGCGAACCACGTCAGCGCCACCGCCGGATTCGTGCTGATAACGGTCGGCAGCCAGAACGCGAGGCCAAGGAAAAGGGCTGTGGGCCGGCTCCAATACCGGCAGGAGGCTACTGTTTGGATTTCAGCCCCACCGTTGCACTCTGCGCCCTGGGACACGACGCTACGGGTTCTCCCCGCCGCCACAGCCTCTCTATAATAACCGACCGTAAGGCAAATGAACAACAATACGGCATAGGCCATCAGCAACAGGGAAAGCACCCGTAGGAAGGCCGCGGCGTCCGGGGCGAGGGCATCGGGGATGTAGAGCGTTAGCATCGCCGGCATCGCCGCCACGGCCAAGAGATCGAAGAAGAACCGCTCGGCCTCGCTCGCGCCGCCCGCGACTAGCGCATAGAGCCCGAAATTCTGCCGTCCCAGGTGCCACATGAGCCAGATGTAATGCACCGCGAGATAGGGCCAGAACCCGGCCGGATCGAGCGCAAACACCGCCGCCGCGAGCGCGATGAAGCCGAGCGGCACCCAGATCATCCGGCGGCGGTCGTGCTCCTCGGTATAGAAGAACCCGGTCGAGCCGGTGTGCGCCATGCCGAGGAAGCCCATGCCGGCCATGATCCATGCCGGCTGGACCGTGAAATCGAACCCGGCGACAAGGATGACGGGAACGGCGGTCGGGATCGTCGAGGCGAGGAGGAGCGCCCAGAGGAGGCTATTTGGCGGGCGCGGCATTGCCACATGCCGCGAGGCCGATGGTCTCGGCGATCTTCAACTGCGCCTCGGCAAGCTCCGCCTTGAGCCGGTCGACCTCGACCGTGAGGCGCCCCACGGTAACGAGCATCTGCTCCTCGGCAGGTGCGGCCTCCACCGGAATGGACGCCTGGCAAAGAATCAAGAGCGCCACAGCAGTAACAATGCGCATTACAGCACGCAGACCCGCATCGCTGCCACGCAAGGCAGGTGCAGCCGGGTTTGGGGCTGCTCGGGCATCGTGCGATAGCCATATCCGATAGCCGTACCGAGCAGTACCGCAGCGGTAAACCGCAGAGTCATATAGGCGATCCGGCGATACTCGCCCCAGGTAATTATCAACACGAGCCCCCTGTCCCATAGTAGACACGTTGGTTGTGGCAGAGTGCGACACGCGTTCCAAGCGTCCAAGCTACGTTATCTTCAAACCCACCTTCTCCGAATAACACAGTAGAGGTGTCACCTAAAGCGTTTAAGATTTGGGATTTCCCCGCAGATGGAGTACTCTGCGTCCCCGAGGTATCAACGCCGTCTATATTGATTAATGTATTGCCTGTACCAGTTATCAAAGAGCAATTTGCTGCATGCCATGTAGCGTCGGCTGCGACAGCAATATCTCCTGCACAATCCCACGCATTTGCTGCGTGAGCCAGTATGTATCTAGCTACAGCAGGAACGACTAGCTCTATCTGTTGTGTGCCAGCAGAGCGATTTGCTACCGCTGAAATCGACGCGTTTGCGCTGGGAGTCGTATTACCTACGCTTGCAAGTTCAGCGCCACCTTGAGAAGGACCGATCTGAATACACGGAAGCGTCCCACTCCCTCCGCATCCAGTTAGCAGCAGTAGTGGTTGATTACCTGCCGTTGCTTGTAGTACGTCGCACGATCCTGTACAAGCGTTCCCACTAGATTGATCGTACACCTTCGACACACGCGCCGAAGACGCTCCGATCCATGCAGTCACGGTCTGCGTGTTGCTATTACAGGGCGTCCCGACAGTGTAATCTACGTTACCATTGGTCCCTACGAGGACAGTGCATGTTGCGTTGTCACTGACTCTCCGTAGATCGCACGCTTTCTGCGTGCCTGTAGCGGCAATCGCTGCACTGTAGGCTCTAGTGCAACTATACCACGCCGTAAATGTCGCAATGTCACCCGGGAATCCCGCCGTATGCTGCGGGGCATCCCAGACGATGCTCGATTGCATCTGTGCGAGAGCAGCCGCGCCCCACAGAATCAGGGCGGCGCAGATGGCGGAGAAGACGCGCATCAATTCATCGTCCATGTTCCGTTATACGAGCCGACAAGGTAATGCGTCGTATCGCGCCCCACGAGACACAATTTATCCCCAGCCGCCCCAGCGGAAACCGCGGTTCCGGTTGTCGCTGTGCCGTAGGATGCGAACGTGGTTTTCTCGAACTGCACGCTTGAACCGGGATTATTGAACGTGATTACGGTTGCAACATTGTTGTCGTTGCGCACGCAGAACTCATCGCCGGCCGCCGGGACAGGGAGCGTGATCGTGCATGTGCCGGTGCAGACAAAATAGCCGCGTGGGGCCGAGAGCGAGACCGATGTACCCGTCGTCAGCGGCGTTACCTTTGCGGGGCAGGTTGTGGCCTGGCTGCCCGAGCCCGGCCCGGCCGTGCAATCTCCCGTTAGCTGGGTGATCCCGCCGGCACCGGCAACTGCCGTGAAAACCCCACCTGACGCGGTGATGGTCGTGCCATCGACCTTGGCAACGCCAAACACGCTGGACGAGGCTTGCGGGATCGTGACCGTCGAGCCGGTGACGCTGAATATGGTCGAGAAGGTGATCGGCCCCTTGATCGTCGTGTTCGCCAGGACCGGCGTCGCAACCAACAGGAGGGCAGCGAGGATGTTGAATAGGCGTTTCATCAGTACCTCGGATACCAGCTGGTATTGGAAAGCCGCGCCTGCCAACTGACGCCACCGTTGGCCGCGAGCACGAAGGGACCGCCCGAGGTGCCGATCATGCTGTCGGTCCCGGCCCCCGCCGCGTCGAATGCCGTGATGTCCTGAGTCGTCGAGGCCTCAAAAATCTGCGAGTCGGAAACAATCGGCGGCAGCACCACATGGAGAACGGCAAGCGCCCCTGCCGGATTGATCCTAAACGCGCCCTGCCCCGAGGCCGCGGTGATCGTCGCGCCCGTCGTCGGAACCGAGTATGTCACAAAGCCGAAGCTGTCGGCAGGGGTGAGCAGCCGGAAGGTCGGCAACGCCGCACCGCCGGATACAGGGCCGGCCAGAACGGTGTTGGCAAGCTGCGTGTTGAGGACCGGGAACAGCGTCCCGGTCGTCGTGACCGGAGCTCCGGGGACGTTGCTGAACACCACGCCGTCACCCGCGAAGCTGACGCTGGTGACGCTGCCCACCCCGGAGAAATCGGTTGGGGCGATCTTGAACGTGACGCCGCCGCGGACGACAAGAATGTCGTCGGTCGGCTGGAACGGCAGCGGCAGGACCGGGCTGCTGTCAGCAAAGATCGTATAGAGTTCGCCGTCAGCCATGCTTCACCCCGGGAGCAGCGGCGTGCCATCGTCCGCTAGGAGGATCGGAAACGGCACCCGCGACGACAGGAGGAAGAAGTCATCCCCCTCATCGAGGTTATAGCCCAAAATCTGGTAGCGCATGTAGAGATTGCCGAGGCGCACGTCGGAACCCGAGAGCCCGGTCATTCTCACCGACATCTGCTTGAAGATGAGGGGCCGGGTCCACTCGATCAGCCGCTGCGTCAAATTCGTGTTGCTGGCGGCCGGCGTGAGGGTCGGCGGCATGTTGATGATCGCCCGCCTCTCGTTGAAGGCCGTCACCTGGATCGGATTGGTTATCGTCGCCGCGCACATCAGGTTGGACTCGACGACCGCATTCATCGACAATGCTTCGTTGTCGGGCAGCAGCACGGTCTCCGCGATCCACGACAGTTGCTGCCCATTCTCGACAAAATCCGAGGGCGAGCCGCCGTTGTAATGCGGCCCGACGCTATTGCTGCGCCACATGCTCGCATTGACGGCGAGCGGGGCCATGACGAAGGTCGAGCGCCAATGCTGGATGAGCCGGGCCGGGAAGCTGTGCGGACCCGACCACGTTTTTCTCGAGAGATCGAACCAGAACTCCTGAAACGGCTCGCCCGGGTCGGAGCCATGCTGCACGGTTATCCGCAGCACCGCGACATTGGCCTCGGCGCAGATGCGAGAGGGAAACTTGGCGTACTGGAAGGGGTGCGTCACACCCTGCCCGTCCACCCCGATAGGGTCCGTCACCGAGCCATCCGGGCGCACGAATCTCAAACCCTGCGGAGAGATGAAGGCGGTGCCAAGGCTGCACGGGATCACCGAGAGCGGAGCCAGCGTACCGGTAGCGACCGGCAGGAGGTTCATCGCAAGGTTGTTGGTCGATGGATCTCCGGTGATCTGACGCATCTGCGCCTCGCCCTGAAAGGCGATGAGGCCCTCCACGATGCCGCCAACGAGGGGTGAGGACAGTTCGATGGGGGCGATCATCGTGACCGAGACCCCATCGTTGGTCGTCAGCGCCTGCACATTCGGCTGGTTCGAGCGCCGGCACGGAAACCCGCTGTCCGAGAACGGGATGCCATCGAGACCATCGGCGAACCACGCGCGCCCGTTCATCTCCGCGACGGCAAGGGGCGTCGAGGGCAGCGGGTTGCGGTCGCAATCCCCCGCACCCCATTGCGGCGCGGCCCGGGTGCCGCCGGCAATCGTCAGGCTGACGCCGTTGGCCGTTGCGGACGCATTCTGCGAGAGCGTGATCGTCGCCCCGGTAAAGGTGAGGTCAACCGTCGCAGGAGCGACCTGCGATGCGGCCGAAAGCGTTATTAACGAAACCGTGTCGAAGGTGATGGAAACGCCTGTCGCCGTCGCCGTGGCGTCGTTGCTCATAACCACGGTCAAGCTGCGAAAGAACAGCTGATCGGCGGCGACCGTGCCTGTCGTCGCGTTGTTGACGACGACGGTCACGGCTGAAAACGAAACCTGGATTCCGGTGGCACTTCCCGGCGCCCCTTGGTTGATCGTGACCTGCGTCGGACTATCGACCGAGAGGACGATCCCAACTCCCGGAACGCCCAGATAATTGACGGCCATCCCGACCGCGACGCCCGCGGTCGAGGCGAGATTCGTGATGGTCTGCAAGCCAACGGTGATGTCGCCAAAGGTAAAAAGGCTGAACGGCGTCGCCGTGACGACCTTCGTGCCGGCGGCGATGAAGGCCCCCCCGGTGACGAACTGCCCGGCGGCAATCGTGCCGGACGCCTCGGAAACGATGATAGTCGTCGTCGTGTCGGTGGCGCCAACCGCCCCGAAATTGATGTCGACGATGCTCAGGATCGTTGTGTTGGCCGGGATGCCCGCACCCGTAATCAGGTCGCCGATGTGCGGGACACCGTTTGCCGGATCGAGATCGTCAAGCACGTTGTTCGAGTGCGTGTCTCCGGTCGTCGTGAACGGCGTCTCGACAACGCTGGTCACGGTCGTCCCAGTCGGAACCCCGAATCCCGCTACCTCCTGTCCGACAGAGATGCCGGCAGCCGAGGCCAGAGGCACAAAGCTGTTGCCGCTAAGGGTGCCATGCAGGACAACAACGACGGCGGCGGTCGCGATGACGCTGGTGTTGGCCGGGATGCCGCTGCCGGTAATCGCCATCCCCGACTGCACGCCGAGGATCGAGGGATTGCCGTCAATCAGCGTGTTGCTGTGCGTGTTGCCGAACGTCGTCTCGGTGAAACCGGAGACATCGAACCAGCCGAACTTGATCGCCCCGCCGGGGAAGCCCGGATGGCAGACGATGATGCGGCTCGCGACCTGCGCCATGATCGGCGGCACCCAATCGCCCGAGGCCGCAGGCGATGTCGGCGTGTTGGCGTTAGTGATGCCCGAGACCGGCAGAAACACGTCGTTCGCCAGGTCGTAGCAGAACGGTTCATCTTTGCCGGGGTTGAGGGTCGAGGCGACCATGCCGTATTCGAGATCGCCGACCGTCAGCATCGCCGAGAGGACGCCCGCGCCGGTCGGCGCGTTCGATCCGGTGAAATCGGTCTTGATCTTGGCGGCCGGCCGCGGCACGTAGACCCCGGCGGTCGAGGGATCGGGGATCAGGTTTATCAGATCCGACATCGCGCCCGGGAACGAGTTGGTCCCGTCCGCTGCGTCAGTCAGCCCCTTGAAGACCCACTTGATCGGTGCGCTATTCGGGATCGAGGAGGGCACAGATCAGCACCCCCACCCCATCGTCTTCGTGTCCCTGAGCCCGCGCCCGCCGCCGCCGCCGCGGCCGTAATTCCGGCCATCGAGTTGCACCGCTTGGCTGCGGTTGGTCTTGTCGTCCGAAAGCCCGAGGTACTTGCCGAGCTTCTTGTCGGCGCTCGCCTCCATCGTGTCTTTGCGGCTGTCGCCGGTGATCGGCATCTGAAACGAGGCCAGCTTCTCGATCAGGAACCCCTCGTTGGGAAACCACGGGATCACCCCGTCGTCGATGATCGGCGGCATCTTGCGCTGATAGCGCACCGTCACCGGGTAGGGGCCAAGCGGCGCCGGATAGACGTAGGCGAGCGGTGGATATCCGAAGAAAACGCTGGAATCCGGGTTGGTGATCGTCGCCGCCTGGGAGAGCGTGATGTTGAGTCCTGCGATCGTAATCGTCGTCCCCGGCACGATGCCCTCGCCCGCGATCGACATGCCGTTGAGGATGCCCGTCGCCAAGACAACCGTTCCCGCCGCGCTTCCCGCCGTCAGGTTTGCCGATGTCGAGATGACGATCTTCTGGACCGCCATATCGGTACACCAGAGATTCGGCGTCGATTGGCTCGGCAGCTTGGCATAGAGGTCAAATTCGGCGAGGTCGATCGGTGTCATAAAGATCGGCTGCGCCGCCGGCAGAGTCGGGGCCGGGTAGAGATACCAGGCCGAGCGGGTAACGCCGCGTGCCCCGGACGAACCCGAGGTTCTGAGGTAGTCGAGCGGCAGAGAGTAGGGACCGCTGCCGAACAGCGAGGTCAGTTGCGGGTTGAAGTTGAAATTGAACTGGCCGCGCGCAAGCGCGAGGTCATGCACCTCGCAGAGGTCGGACAGAATCGCGTTGAGCCCGTCGAGACCCTGCGGGGCCATGCCGCGGCCCTTGGCAATCTGGTTGGCCCGATCGATGATGGCCGCCGCGGTGAGCACGGATCATTCCGCCGCCATCTTCGATGGCTCATCGTCATCGAGGTCGAGCGGCTCCTCGCCGCGCAGGACTGCCTTCCAGAACGGGATACGCTCCTCGCAAAGAAGCATTATCGCCTCGGCTTCGGCAATGAGCCCTTCAGTCTGGGCGATGGTGGAAATTTCCTGCGGCGCAGCCTTCGTGGCATCCACTCCTCGCCTGCCCGAGCCAGGAAAATTCGCAATCTTGCTCTGGATGGTGTTATTCGTCGCGACGATTTTGGCCTTGTTTTTGGCTATTTCCTTTCGTTTGGAAAGCACGGCCTGTTGGTCGTATCGCAACATCTCGAAGGCTTCCTGCCGTCGCACAGCAGACGCGATGACATCGAGACGCTTGTTGAGCGCCTCCAGATCCTCATCGGCGTCGGCGACGGTGATGACACTCAAAGTCTTGCCCAGCGCACCTACTGGGCTCTCGAACTTGATCTGCATCCCCGGTATCTCGACCGGCCGCACCACCGTCTTGTCCTCGCCGCTCATGCCGATATCCTGTTGTTGATAAAGCCGGTCGCCGTCTGGCGCAACCGCGACAGCCGCCCGCGCCCCTGGAAGTCGAGCTCGTTCTGATGGGCCAGCCACTCGATCGAGCGGTAACTCTCGTACTCGGCCAGGGTGCCGGTGACTTTCTGGCCGTGATAGAGGAGGCGCCCATCAATGCGCACGCCTTCGTCGATCAGCCTGCCCGAGTTGCCGGCCTCGGGCATGTTGACGACCCACGAGACCTTGCGGTTAAGCCGCTCTCGCTGGGCGGCTGCGGCAAGTTGCTCGGCAGGGATGAGCCCGGCCACGGCCTGGGCATGGCGCTGCGCCCGCTGCGCGGCGGCCTTCTTCGCCGCGGCGTGCTTCGCTTCCGCGGCGCGCTTGGTCTCGACCTCGTAGATGATGCGCAACTCGGCGTCGGTCAGCACCGCCCGCGTCTCGGCATCCTGCGCCGCGAGGAACGCCTCGAACGGATCGGGGAGACCAGCAGCCGGCGGCTCGGAAATTCCAATTCCGTCGTCGGCTTCAACGATCGGCTCCGGTGCCTCGCCCTCACGCGGCACGGCCGGCATAAGGGTCGGCTCCGGTTCAGGCGCGGCAGCGGCCACAGCTCTCGCCTCGGCGGCCTCGAGCCGCTTCAGACGATGACGCTCCGTGGCCGCAAGCGAAGAAGCTCGGCGCTCCTCCTCGGTCCATTCTCTCGGCATGAAAACTCCTTACACCAAATGCCAGGGTCCGGCCGAAAGACCATAAGCAGTCACGAGAATGACCTGCCCGGAGACCGAATCCACCGCAACCGCATCGCCCGGCCGGAGCACAAGCGGGTCACTCCCCCGGTTCGGCACATAGAGAAGCCCTTCCTTGACGAAGGCGCCACTGCCGCCGATCTGCGCGACCGGGTGCCGGGGATTCACATCATTTTTGATGAGCGCGTTGATCGCCGCAACATCAGCCGTAGGCGTCGCCATACCGTTCCACACCAGCGCGGAAAGGCTGGTGTTGGCGTTGGTGCCGAGTGTTTGCAGGGCCATTTACGGGCTCCCGGTCTGCCAGGCGTTGATCTGGGCGAGGATGTCCGCCGTGATGAGCGGCGTGCCGGTCGCCGCCGCGAAATCGCTGGCGATGGTCTGCAACGCCGTCAAAAGGTTCGCTTCGGTGATCGCGCCCGCCGTGCCCGGTACCATCGTCGCATCGTTCATGAACAGCATCTGCCCGTTGCCGAGCGAGCCGTTGCCCTGCGGCAGCGGGCCGACGCCGGGATTGTTGGCCTGCGGCTGCCCCATGAGGACGGTGCCGGTGCCGGCCCCGACCTGCATGATGCGAACCTCAACTTCGATTCTGACTTGGCTCATGTGACGGCCTCCTAATTGAACGTGCCGGAGTTGCTGGCCGAGCACTCGATGCGGGCCATCTTGCGCTGGTCGAGGATCGTCCACCCCTCCATGAATTTGTACCCGATCACGCGGAGCTGATCGAGCTGGTCCGCCTTATCGGCCCCGCTCGGGCGCAGCCACTGGACGCCTTCCAGCTTGAGACAGGCGAAGGCCTCGCGCCCGAAGATGTAGACGGGGTAGACGGTGACGCCACTGGTCGGCGCGGCCGGCGGGATCATCTGGGCGCCAAGGCCGGTGATCGTCACGACGGTCCCGGGCGGGATCTCGATCGCCTGGCCCGCGAATGAACCCGTGGTTGGGCCAGAGGTGGTGAGGCCCAATTGCGTGGGCAGGGCTGCCGAGCCGACGC